CCCTAGTGGATTATCTTCTAGGGTATTTTTTTATCAAAACTCTTGACAATTAAGCATTTTTAGTGTAACTTACCATTATAAATCTACATGGGTAGGTTAACAGAATATAATAATTTCACACATGGGTGCAGAAATGAAATACACTAAAAACATTATTCAAAAGGATTATTTACAATGGCAACAGCTACACAACTTTCGGCATTAGTCGTACCTCAGTTATTCACACAGTACACACAACTTGCAACTGAAGCAAAATCAAAATTGATTCAATCTGGTGCAATTGCGCGTTCTTCTTACTTAGACAATTTCTTAGTTGGCGGTGGTAACATTGTTACTATGCCTTTCCACAAAGATTTAACTCGTGTTAACTCTAACGTATCTAGCGATGACGATTCAGTATTGTCAACAGCAAAAGCATTCTCAGCGGCATCTATTGTACAACACAGATTGAGCCGTAACCAATCTTGGACTTCTATTGATTTGTCTGCTGATATCACAGGTTCTGACCCATTAGCAAACATCGTAAACCGTGTGTCTAACTACTGGGCATGGGATTTACAATCACACGTTGTGGCTACTTTACAAGGTGTATTTGCTGATAACGCAGCTGCTCCTACTGGCACAGAACACGTTCAAAACGACATGACTGTTGATGTTAAAGGTGCATCTTTCACTGCTGGTGTGACTAACTTCACTGCTGATGCATTGATTGATACTTTAGCAACTATGGGTGATTCTTTCGGCAACTTAAGCACATTACTTGTTCACTCAATCGTTTATGCTCGTATGCTTAAAAACGACTTGATTGACTTCATTCCTGATTCACAAGGTAAATTGACTATCCCAACATTCATGGGTCTTCAAGTTGTGTATGACGATATGGTTCCACGTTCTGCTGGTGTATTTGAAACATATGTACTTGGTCAAGGTGCAATTGAATTAGGTATGGGTACTCCTAAAACACCAACTGAAGTATTCCGTAACCCATCTGCGGGTAACGGTTCAGGTGTTGAAACATTGTACAGCCGTACAGAATGGGTTGTTGCGCCTACTGGTACTTCTTATGTTGGTACTGCTACAGGTGGTGGTGCATCAGTTACTACTTTACAAGCGGCTGGTTCATGGCAACGTGCTTACCCAGAACGTAAACAAATTCCTATCGCACGTTTAATTACACGCGAATATTAAGATTGTTTAAATCTAGGTGTGGGGAAACTCACACCTAGTTTCACATTAAAGATATAGGAATAAGAAAATGGCTGTTGATTTATTAAGCGTATTAAAGAGCTTAGACCCATTTGATGAAACAGTATGGACTGATGACGGTTTACCTGCACTTGATGCTGTGAAAGCATTGGTTGGGAATCCAGAGTTAACTCGTGAAGATATCAACAAAGTAGCATTAGGTTTACTTCGTGATAACGTAGCGACATACACTGCTCCACCAAAAGCGTCTAAAAAACAAAAAGAAGTTGTTGAAGAAATCGTACCTGAAGCACCTCTAGCGGTAGCTGTTATTCCTGCTGATGACCAAGATGCATTACAAGTTGAACTTCAAGCAGCACACGATGAACTTCAAGGTTTGCTTGCACAAAAACAAGCTATTGAAGCACAGATTCTTGATTTAGATTCACGTCATAAAGCATTAGAGCGTCAAGTTATTCACAAAAGTGATTCAGAAGAAAATGCATTAGTTATTGCTGAATATGTAGCATCAGCGCAACGTGAGCGTGATTTAAAAGCTGAAAAAATTAAGCAATTAGAAGAATCAGGTCTTTCTGTTAAAGAAATCCTTGATATTATTAAACCACCTAAACGGAAAAGAAAATGAGTGAAGGATGTTATACCTTTTTCGGGACGGTTGTTGATAACAATGGATTGCTAACACAAACTCGTTCTGATATTACTACTGTGGCTGGTAGAAGTAACACATTGTTTGCACCAGCTCTTTCAACGCTTGTGGTTCATATTTCTGGAACAGCGAGCATTACTTTAATCAGTAATCCATTCCGTGATACCGCAAAAGATATTACAATCTCAACAATTTCGGCATCAGGTCGTACCACTATCGCAAGTGCTGATTACGTTGCATTAAACGTAACTGCTGTTTCTGGCACTGTGACCGCAGTATTAGTTCCTAACGAGGATTAAAAATGGCTAAGTATCTTCCAGACATGAGAGCGGGTGATGATTACAATATTCAATTACGGATATTGGATAACAACAGCAATGTGGTTAATATCACAGGGTATAAGTTCTGGTTGACACTAAAGTCATCTTTTGACGATTTAGATTCATCAGCAGTGCTTCAATTTAGCACTGTGGCTGGATATAACGAAAACGATACTCCTCTACAGGGTATTTGTTATTTGGCTGTTCCAGCCGCATTAACAAAACCTATTGTGGCTGGAAGTTACTACTACGACATTCAGCAAGAAGTAGGGACAAATGTTACAACTGTTCTTCCACCTGTGGCTGATTATAAAGATAAAATCATAGTTGTTCCTGAAGTAACGAGAGCTGTATGACCGCAATTACTGTCACAACTGAAAATAGCATTATCGAAGTTAGCCAAGTTGTCACTACGTTAACTAGTGCTTTTCCTGCGGGTCTTCGTGGTGAAAAAGGTGAAGCAGGTGCAATATCTTTTGTTGTACCATCCACATTACCTATTGTTAATAGCTTGACAGCATTAGCAGTTGACCCAGTATCAGGTAAATTGATTGTAGCAAGTCAAGACAACATAGGTATCATTGGACGAGTACTTGGTATTACCAAAGGTGCATCATCAGCAGGTTCATATGTGACAATTATTGGTACTGGTGGTCAATTAGATGGTTTTACAGGATTAATAGTTGGTGCAAAATATTATCTTTCCTCAAATGGTCAGTTAACAACAACTGTGCCTACTATAGGATTTATTCAACAAATGGGAGTCGCTATGTCCACAACGATGCTTGCTGTGAATTTAGGATTACCAATCAGTACTCAATGGGAATAACATGACAACACCAAAATATTTAATAAATGATACAGGAACAATTAAAGAAAATGTAGCCGCATCTGTTGGTGGCGCAATTGATTCTGATAAAATCCCAGCACTTGATGTGAATGGCAAATTAACACTTGCAATGATGCCATCGGGTTTATCTAGTAAAGATGTTCAAAGTATCGCAACATCAGAATCACTTGCAGCAGGTAATTTAGTTAATATCTGGAATAATGCGGGTGTATTTAATGTCCGTAATGCTGATGCAACTAGTGTGGCTAAAAGAGCGCACGGTTATGTTTTAGCTGCGTTTACACATCCAGCTACAGCAGAAGTTTATTTTGAAGGCACTAATACTTCATTAACGGGTTTAACTGCTGGCGATGTATATCTTGCTACCACAGCGGGTCAATTAACCAATACCCCGCCATCAGGAACACAACAAATCATTCAGCGTGTTGGTGTTGCCACATCTGCGACATCTGTGAATGTTGAATTCTCAGACCCTATTGTATTAGCGTGATATCATGACAGCTCGTTATCCGCTAGTACGAGTTGGTGCTGATATAAGTGAGCTTCCTGCGGGAGATACGCTTCTTGGTGTGGTATCTAGTGGTTCAGCAGAACAAATTCGTCAAGCCGTTAAAAATTCAACAGGTGCAATTTTATTAAAAGGACAAGCTGTCTATATTAGTGGTGCATCTGGTGCAAATGTATTAGTTGCATTAGCCAAAGCCAATGCTGAAAGCACATCTAGTAAAACATTAGGTTTAATAGAATCAGATATTGCTATTGGTGCAAGCGGTTATGTTATCACTGAAGGCGCATTGACTGGCTTAGATACCTCAATGGCACTCAATGAAGGTGACCCTATATGGCTTAGTCCTACGACTGCTGGTGGTCTTTTATACGGATTAAATAACAAACCAGCCGCACCATATCATATGGTGTATTTGGGTGTTGTGACTAGAAAAAATGCAAATAACGGTTCTATATTTGTTAAAGTACAGAATGGATTTGAATTAGACGAATTACATAATGTCGCAATAAATGTTCCTACACACGGTGATGTGTTACAATATGATTCCGTTACCTCATTGTGGAAAAATGATACCATTGCAGGTGGTGCTGGAACAACTGTATTAGCCTTTGCTAATTTTGATATAACTGATGGCGAACTTATTGTGGAACATTTATCATCTTTTAACCCATCTATTGTTGATGGTGAATTTATTGTGGAGTACACACCGTTATGACAACAAGTAATTTAGGACGCATTGCTGTTGTATCACAAGGCGATTGGGTTGCGGGAACATATAAAGCTCTTGATATCGTAAGATATAATGGCGCGGCATATATTGCTAAAGTAGGGACATCAACTGTACCAACAAACACTAGTTATTGGTCATTACTTGTGAATGATGGTACGCCAAATTACACATGGGTTAAGTATGCCGATGATATAAATGGCACAGGATTAAGTGATTCTCCAACAGGAAAAGTTGCTATTGGTATCGCAGTTAACAAAACCACTGCGACTGAATCCACTACCGCATCTGATTATGCTTGGTCACAAATAAGAGGTGATACGGGTTTAGCGGGTTCATCTTTGTATACTTGGATTAAATACGCAGATGATGCAATTGGAACAGGTTTAAGCAATACATCAACTGGTAAATTATATATTGGTATTGCTGTAAATAAAACATCTGCCACAGAATCAACAACAGCAAGTGATTATGAATGGACAGCAATAAAAGGTGACACTGGCACAACTCTTTACACATGGATAAAGTATGCTGACGATGCAAATGGTACTAATCTAAGCAATGTACCAACTGGAAAATCATATTTAGGTATTGCTGTTAATAAAACAACCGCAACAGAATCTATTAATGCGGGTGATTATGATTGGTCATTGATTAAAGGTGACACAGGTGCAACAGGAGCAACGGGTAATACAGGTGAAACAGGTGTATCTTTATATACATGGATAAAATATGGTGATGATGCCATAGGAACGGGATTATCCGATTCCCCTACAGGAAAAACCTATATTGGTATAGCAGTTAATAAAACTAGCGTAACTGAGTCAACTACTGCTAGTGACTATACTTGGAGTTTATTGGGTAGTAGTGGGGGAGGTGGTGTATCAACAGGTAAAGCCATAGCTATGGCAATCGTATTCGGAGGTTAACAAATGGCAGCACCTAATATAGTTAATGTTGCAAATATTTATGCAAAGACAACTTATCTTACCCCAGCGGTAACGACAGCAGTTGTTCTTTTGCCTAATCCAGCAGCAAGTGGTAAAGTTTTTAAAGTAAATCAGATTCTAGCAGCTAATGTTGATGGGGCTAATTCTATCAATGCAACTGTTTCTATTTATACTAATGGGGCAGTAGCTCAAGGGTCTGCTCCTAGTGGCGGTACAGCTTATCCTATTATTTATACAGTAGCAGTTCCAGCGGGCGCAACTTTGAACGTACTTGATAAGTCTACTGCTATTTATCTTGAGGAAGGTATATCAATTACTGTAACTTCGGGAACAGCTAGTAAAATCACTTACACTTTAAGTTATGAAGATATTTCATAAGGAGCTTTCTAATGGCTAATCGTTGGAAAGGTAATTTTATAAATGTAACAGCAGCTACTTCAAGCGGAACTAATTATACTGGAAAAGCTGATGGGACTTGGAGTTTAGATAAACAGTTACAACAAAAACAAGCTGGGTTATGGTCGAAAGGAGTTATTCCCCCAACAGCACCAACTATAGGAGCTGCAACTGCTGGTAATGGCACTGCAAGTGTAACATTTACAGTAAGTTCTGATGCAGGCGCACCAGGGAGTTTAACTTATACGGCTACGAGTACACCTGGAAATATAACTGGAACTTCTAGTACAAGCCCTATTACAGTAAATGGACTTACTAATGGGACTCAATACACATTCAAGGTTAAAGCTACAAATAGCGCAGGATTAGTTAGTGTTGAAAGTTCGGCTAGTAACTCAGCAGGGACTACTGTACCTAATGCGCCTACTATCGGTACTGCTACAGCATCTTCTGGTCAAGCATCTATAACATTTACTGCGCCAGCAAATACAGGTGGATTGTCTATTACTGGATATACGGCTACAAGTAGTCCGGGTGGTTTTACAGGAACAGCGGTATCTAGCCCAGTTGTAGTGACAGGATTAACTAACGGAACTTCTTATACTTTTATAGTTGTAGCTACTAATGCTGTAGGGAATAGTGTTCCAAGTAGTCCTAGTAATTCAGTTACTCCAATCAATTCAATCCCATTAGATTATTTAATTGTGGCTGGTGGGGGTGGCAGTGATGAATTAACCCCAACAGCAAGAACAAAAGGTGGAGGCGGTGCAGGAGGTTTATTAAGTGGTACTTATAATTTTCCAGCTACTTCTATTGGCACTCCTTTTCCTATAGTAGTAGGTGCTGGCGGTGCAGGTGGTTCTGGCGGTATTGGTACTAAAGGAAGCAACTCCTCTGCATTTGGCATCACAGCTAGTGGGGGCGGTAAAAGTAGCCAAGCAGGGGGGTCTGGTGGTGGTTGTAATCATGGAGAAGAGACAACTAGATACTCTGGTATTGCAGGGCAAGGTAACTCTGGCGGTTTAGGGTATAATTCTGGCGTGGGTAATGGAACTTTCAGTGGTGGTGGCGGTGGTGGAGCTGGTACTGCTGGGCAAGATGGCCAAACCTTATCAGGCGGTAATGGAGGTGCAGGTATTAGTTCTACTATAACTGCAACATCTACTTGGTACGCTGGTGGAGGCGGTGCTGGGTGTCAACAAGGTGGCGGGCAAACTGTTTCTGCTGGTATAGGTGGGGCAGGTGGCGGTGGTAATGGTTCATCTAATAATGGTGGAGTGCAAGGAACACCTACAGATGGCGCAGTAAATACTGGCGGTGGAGCTGGTGCTGCTGGTGGGTATGGTACTGCTGTAGCTGGAAAATCTGGTGGGTCTGGTATTGTTGTTATTCGGTATCCAGATAGTTATGCTGCGGCAACTAGTACAACAGGAAGCCCTACTATTACAGTAACTGGGGGATATCGCATATATAAATTTACTTCTTCTGGTTCAATTACATTTTAATGGTTAATATATGAGTCATTTTGCAAAAGTTGAAAATGGAATCGTTACTGAAGTAATTGTTGTTGAACAAGATGTAATAGATTCTGGTATATTTGGTGAAGGATGGGTACAGACTGGCTACAATACTCGCGCTAATAAACATGAATTAGGTGGAGTAGCTTTGCGAGGTAATTTTGCAGGTATTGGGTCTATTTATGATTCTGTTAGAGATGTATTTTATATTCCTCAACCTTTTACTTCTTGGATTTTAAATGAAACTACTTATACATGGGAAAGTCCTGTACCGCACCCACAAGATGGAAATTTCTATCAATGGGACGAGCCTTCCGTGTCTTGGGTATTAGTTTCTACTTCAGCAGTTTAGTAAAGTAACCGAGCCTAGCGGATTCTAGGCAACTCTTTCCGAGGTTTATATGTCTATCTTTGATGATTTAGTAGAAACAGTAAAAGATGCCGCTGAAGTTGCTATTGAAACAGCAGTTCCTATCCTTCCGCATGAAGTTGTAGAGACAGTTGTTGACGTAACGGTAGATTCAGTAGTTGATGTAGTGTCTGAAGCTATTTCTTAGCCTAAAAGCCTATGGACTTTCTAAACTTTATCACTGAAGTAGGATTTCCAATAGCAGCTGCTTGCGTGGGGATGTATTTTGTCTTCCTCACGCAGAAGTTTATCCTAGATTCTGTACTTGAGAAGGTTAAAAACCTTATTAATATTATTCAGCAATTAGACAAACGTGTGACATCAATGTCTAATGA